CATATCTCCATTATCAGAATCTTCTTGTGTCCATAAACTATCTGCTAATTGTTTTGGTGTTGCAGTTCCATAACTTGCAGTAACTTGTCCATCTGCATAATCAAAAGATTGGTTTGTATTAATATAATATTCTTCATCTTTCTTGTTAGAATTATCAAATACTATTTCATAGATTCCGATAGCTTCTCTTTCTTCGTTAGTCCATCTTGAAGAAAAGATATTTCTTGAATGACGAACATCGTTAATAACCATAGCTTTTGGATTATTAATTATTTTTATTATTGCGTTATCTTCTACTAATGCCCACATAATTTTAACTTTCTGGTATGTTTAAAGTTCTACCTACTTCTTGCCAAATTGAACCATTGTACCTGAATACAAAAATATCTGTCTTGCCATCTGTATCTGTTGTCGTTGGAGCAGTATCAGCAGAGAAATGAAATGTTGCGTTCCACGAAAAAGTATGACTTCCATTAAAATTAACTTCTATACAAATAAACGCACCCTCAACTGCATTACTTGGTGCAGATAAAGTCGTATTTTCTGATGTCTGATGATATGCGTTAGGTGCGGCTTGGGCATCCCATGCAACTGCGTTCGATGATGAAGTTAATGCTTGTTGTGGAATATAAGCTAAATCATTAAACTTAATTGCTCCTGTTCCATTTGTAGTAATATCTATATTGCCATTTGCACCATCAGTTATCGTTATGTTTCCTGAGTTAGTTCCTTTATTTGTATCTAAAACTAAATCGTATGCTCCACTTGTAGTCAAAGTTGCTGCTGCTCCACCTGAACCTATAATTGTTTCTCCTGACCCTTTAGGTTTAATATGTAAGTCCACATTTGTTTCTCCACTTGCTCCTAAAATTGGTGGATTGCCTGTTGCAGCATTTGTAACTTCTAATTCATTAACTGCTGAACCTGTTGTTTGGAATATTATTTGCTCGTTATTATTTTCATCAGAAATATAATGTGCATCATCTATTATAATATTGTGTGAGTTTGTATCTAAATTTCCACCTAGTTGTGGAGAAGTATCGTTGACTAATTCTGTTGTTACTGATGAGTCTATAAAATCTACTGTGTTTGCTGAAGTATTAACATTGCATAAAGTAATGGAATCTGAACCATCATAATATTTTAAAGTATGTGTTCCAGCAGAACTAGAATCTACCCATATACTTCCAGCAGCTAAACTTGATGGTGCTGAAGTGGCTAAATTGTGCGTATTTATTGCACCAAGTATATTATTAAGTTCAGTACGAAACGCACTAAACCCTTGATTCGCTAAACTATAATCTGAAACTGAACTCATATTTTTTACCTATACTACCCTTTTTACATTATTACAATTAAGATTTCAAACCATATCCTTTCGCAACATAGTCAAAAGTTCTATCCTGTGCTGCTGCTGAACTGTTATAAAAAGTTATTGTAAATCCTGTTTTTGTTTTACTTGAAATTGTATAATAGTCGCCTGTCGCCATATTTTGTGCTGCAATACCTACTGCTGGACTTGCATAAAAAGCATTAGTGTAAGTTATTGCTTTTGCTCCAGCACCACTCTCTACATCTTCTCCACTTTCTAATCTTTTTTCCATTACTAATTTTATTTGCATTTTAGTAACTTCAGGTCTAGCTTTATTATCATCGCTTTCTAATTTCAACCTAAATTTAAAATATCTTCCTTTAACAGTAGATTGTTGAGATATATCTTGGTAAGTGGAAATTGCACCTAAAGAACTTGTGCTTGACCCTACTTGAAGAAAAGCATTACATTTTGTTCCTGAGTTTCCATCAAAAGGCCCAGCAGCATCATCAAATAAACTAGCACCTCTACCAGAATCAAATAAATCGTATAAGTCATTTGCTATCATATCAACAGTTGCTTGAAAAGTTGCATCATAAGTAGCATCAAGCGAAAGTGTATTGCTTCCTATATAGCTTCCTGATGATTCAATATTTGCTTGATAATAAGTTGGATTGGAAGTTGCGTCAGTTCCACCTAAATCAAAATCTCCACTTGGAGAGTCAAAATTTCCAACAGTTGAATCAAATAAAGTTATCGTATCTAATGTTGCTATTTGAACATTATCAGAGTTTGTTCCTTTAACGCAATCTCCATCAAAAGTACCATTCCAACTTTGCCCTGTAACTGCACTAGCAGTTTCTTCATTAATAGTAGATAAAGCACTTGAAAAATGTTCAAGCCCTGAAATATTAGAATAGACAATAGTTTCATTATCTGATTCGTTTCCTAGTTTATCAACTGCCTTAATAAGAAATGCACCTGTTCTTGCATTAATAGTTACACTATTAGATTTTCTTCTAACAACTTGCGTTAAGTTTGTTGACCCAGCCCAACTAGCATTACTCGTAACATCTTGATAACGAATTGCATAATAAGATACATCTAAATCTGTAACAGGAGTCCATTGTAATTGCATTTGATTTGAACCAACCATTGATACAGATAAAGTTGAAACATCTGCTGGAGTATCTGTTGCTCCGACAATAGTTCTGTTTGCTGATGTATAAGTAGATGAAACTCCTAAAGCATTTATAGCTTTTACTCTTACATTATAAGTTTTACCATCAACAACATTAAGCATTTCATTGTTTAATTGAGTTCCTTTTGCTACAATTTTATAATCTGATTCTGTGCTTTGTTTGGCTTCAACTTGATAATATTGAACAAATTTATCGGTACTTGCACCCACAACTATATTTAATCTTGTTAATACAACTCCATCTGAATACTCTACTAATTCATCTGTTAAAGTTAAACTTGCTGGAGCAATAACTGAATAAGGATTTGGAAGTGTTGTACTTGGTGTTGCTGTTATTTGTGTCTTTGTTGCCCAAGTATAATGTGCGTCTTGATGAATAACTAAATTTAATCCAATAGTAAAATCTTCATTAAAATCCATTCCTATAACTCTATGAGGTTTTGCAGAATAACCTAAAGACGATAATGTAATATTAACTATATCTCCTACTGCTAAATCATAAGCATCAAATCCTACTGTTAATTGTAATCCTTTTGAATCTCTTGATCTTCTACAAATTACTTCTGCTATTTCTAATGCTTGATAAGGACTTGTTATTGTAGAAAAATCAAAACGACCCTCTAATAAAAAACCACCATCAGCAGTTTTCATTGTTGCGTGTTGATCTGCCGAAGAATAACCACTATCATCTAGTTCAGGCCATTGTACTTCATCAACTTGCCAATTCCTATCAGGATTAACAAAAGAAACTATTACACGATTGTATTTTGATGCTTTGCTTTCACTTGCTAAACTATAACCACCTATAATATCATCTTCGGTTAAAGTAATAGAAGCCGAACCTGTTGTTTCTACTAATAATTTATATTTTCCAGCAGTATAAGGTAAATATGCTCTTGCACCTTTTACTAACTCTCTAACATTATCTATTACTTTTCTTGAAGTATCTAAAACTGCATTACAATCTAAAACATCTATTGTAGTAGAACCATAAGCAGTAACATCTGTATCACAAACTGTTGAAGCTGTATAAAAACTTGGTATATCAATATTTGCTATTGCAATTCCTTTTCCATATCTTTCGTTTGTTAAATAATCTAATAAACACCAAGCTGGATTATTAGAGTGTGCAGCAGTTTGTGCAACTGAACTAGAATTATAAGCAACAACTTTTTTTCCTTTAACTAATGCGTGAACAGTTGGTAATCCAGCAAACGCATCTTGATTCCATTTTATTTTTAAAGATATATAAGCAATACCTCTTAATCTATGGTTAGATGTCCAAGAATCTAAAGTTCCTAATAAATCGCATTGTGATTGACTATCACTTCCATAATGACATTTTACACTAATTAAACTTGTACTATCTTTATAAAAATTACTATCTCCACTTCCTACTGTTCTTAAAGTATCATCTGCTAAAGTACCAGACCAAGTAACTTCTTTGTCATCAATATAAATTTTATCTACACTTTCTATTTCTCCCTCACATAATGCTAATGCTATGTAAAGAAACTCATTATCAGTTCCACTTGTTTCAATGAACACTCTTGTTCCACCAACTTTTCTTTCTCCATAAACAATAGGAATAGATTGATCGTTTGATTGATGATTTAATAAAATACCTTTTTCAAAATTGTTAAAATCACTATCTCCGAAGTCTGGTCTATCAGGTCGTCTATTTGAAAGGAACAACCAACCAATAGCAAAGATTCCTAAAGCAACCCAAGGATTAAGATTTCTTAAAAAATTAAATACTCTTACAACTTTTGTTACTTTAAAAACTTTTTTAACTTGTTTTCTTAACCATTTTAAAGCCATTATTTTCTACCCCATTTAATATCTAAAACATTTTCACTTGAAAAAGCCATACCTAAATCTCCACTAAAGAATCTTTGTTGTGATGTACTATTAGTTTTTCTTCCTGATCTTTTTTCAAAATCTGCCCAATGAGAAACTATATTTAAAGTTAAAGCTGAAGAATCTTCTGTTTCATTAATTGTATAAGTTTCAACTGAACCTTTATAAAGTAAAAAAGGGTCAGCTATAATTGCATTTGATGAATCTAAAAATGCTCTATAAATTGTTACCGCATCATTAACTATATTTTCTCCTAAAGCTAATGAGATATATGTTTGGTCTGCTCCTGATAAAGTTATTGATATGCTTGATTTACCAATGTCAGTTTCTTCTGATACTTCAGGATAACTAACTAAAAAACTGCTTGATGAATAAGTAACACTAGAACCTGATACTGAAGAAGTTAAGTCGTGAACGCAATCTGTTAAATTTTGAGGAGTGCCAAATCCAATAGTTATCAAATGAACAGGTTTAATCTCATTTGTTGCTAAATGGTTCTTTACTGCTGTCGTTAAGCTTCTTGTCATATTGTTCGTAACTTCTTCTATTAATTTTTATACTATCTAATATTTTATATTTAGCATCCTTTGTTGGTTCGTTAAATTTACCCAAATCATTAGTGTCCATATTTATATTTTCACTATCAATTACTTCTTCAGCAAGTACATCAACATTCATCCAATACTTAACCAGATATTGTGTCATGCACTATTTTTTCTTTTTCTTTTTACCTTTTTTCTTCTTCTTTTTAACTATCTTTTTTTTCTTCTTTTTTTTCATTGTTTCTCCTTTTTATTATAAAGTTTCTTCAACATCTAACTCATATTTGTATAATAAATTTCCATCTTTATCAGCACCAATTGTTCCAAACGACTGAATATCATTTACTAAATGAACTGTAAAAGGAACATTATCATAAGTTACTGCTGAATCATTGGCTATATCTGCGACTAAAGGTGGTTCAATAGTTACTGTTGCAGCATTACTAGATGAAGTAACATCTGCAACTACCATATAAACTTTATCGTGTGAAGCAAACTTAATAAAATCTCCCATCTTAAATCTTCCAGCACCATCTCCAGCAAAGCCATCCATAGCAATAGTAGTATCTCCAGCAGATTGATTACCATTTACTAAAACACTTCCTGTTTCACTTCCTCTAGCATCTTCTACTTCTGGTGGGATAATAGTAAAATTTTCTTTTCCACTTCTTTGCTTAACAATAAAAGCCATCAACTCTCCATAGGCAGTTGATCTGTTTGATGTAATAATTGAAGCTGTAAATGCCCATCTTTGAGAATCAATAGTTCTTGATAATTTTTTTCCACTAATTGATTTAGATATAATTGTACTTTGTATTGATTTAATACCTAGTGTTTCAAATTTAGATGTTGATATAGGAAATGCACCACTCATTATACTAACTCTCTCCTACCTTTTTCATTTAAAGCATTATTAATTATTGAAGTTATAATACCTCTATTTTCTACCAATACATCATTGAAACTATTTGAGTCTATTGCTTCTATATTGAAATTAACATTAACACTTCCACCACCTGTACCTCTAGCATTTTGTTGTATTTGTCCTGTTGAATTTGGTACAAATAACTCTGGCCCTCTTTCTCCTACTACAACAGGTTTCCCTTTTGATACTGCACCACCTTTAGCAAAACCTAGAAATGATCTTGCCATACTAAAGAAAGAATTACCACTACTTAAAGATGCTTGTTTTTCTTTTTCTCTAGTAATTAATTTTTCTATTGCAAGTTCAACAGTTTTTCTAGCAACTACCTCAATTAAAATAGATAAAACTTTTACTGCTAATGTTTGTGCTAATTCTTTAAATGTTGTGTTTAATTCTTTTCCTAATACTATTGCTTCTGCAACACCTTTTGAAAAACCTCTTATACCATCATTTAAAATTCCTGTTACTTGTTTTGCAACATTAGTTATTGCTTTTAAATCTTTTTCTAGTAATTCAGTTATTTCTTCTAATATTGTTTTTTGTTTAACTAAACTTTTATTTAAGCTTTTTGTTTCTTCGGCAATAAGAATTATTTTATCTTTATAATCTTCTGATATGGCTATATTATCTTTTATTGTTTTTCCTATCTCTATATTAACAAATGGTATTTTGTTTAATAATCTTATTAAATTTTCATATTGATTACGCAAAAATGAAACTGCTTTTGCAACACCTCTAACTGCCATCGCAAAACCTTGAACTGCTTTAGTTAATACAAAACCAATAGCATTTGCAATAGCTTCAAAATCTTCTGAGTTTTCTTCTATAAATTTATTTAAACTACTAAACTCTTTTTTAAGTTCATCAAAAAATTCTGCACCAGCTACATTTTTCTTGAAATTAAATAATTTATCTCCCAACATTGATAAAGTACCTGTAAATGTAGTAGATAGTTCTTCTGTTGCTTTTCCAAATTTACCACCTTTACCAAATACTTTTTCAAATGCTTTAACAGTTTCTTCTGCTGATATAGTTGCACCAGCTTTAAAACCAAGCATATCTCTAACACCTTTTTCTCTAAAGATGTCGGCAGCAGCTATACCACCAGCAAATGACCTTTGTATTTGTTCAGCAGCAGTATTAAAATCTATTCCTGTAACTGCTGCAACATTACCTGTTATTTCTAATATTTTTGAAAGTCTTTCTGCATCTCCAGCGACAACTGCTAGATTACCTGAAGCTGCTTGAATTTGCTCTAGTGAAAAAGGAACTTTAGCTGCAAACTTTGCCATTACATCAAAAGCTTTAGCACCCTCTTGTTGAGTACCAAATAATTGCTTTAATCTAACTTGTAAATCTTCAATGCTTCTTCCTGTATTGACAAAAGATTTTACAACAAGTCCAGCACCTAAACCAACAAAAGCACCCTTTAAACTAAATACTGCATTTTTAAGTCCAGCTAATCTGGCCCTTACTCCATTAAGGGCAGCTTTAGTTTTATCTTGTGCTAATATGTTTATTTTTAAATTCTGTGCCATTATCTATATTTTCTATGTTGTGCTATTCTCTCTTGACTTTTATACTCATCTTGCTCTTTTTTCAAGTAAGCTAACCAAAGATTATAATGGCTTACAGGCATATCTAAAACTTGTTGGTATGTAATGTGAAGTCTGTCGGCTAATGCTAGTTGCGACCTGATTTCAGGGTCGCTAATTACTTTTTTTCGGCTTCCTCGTAAGATGTGTCTAGCAAGATTTTATTGGCTACTGTTGCAATAACATTGGAATCTGCTTTTTTTCTTAAAGCAAATTTATCTTCTGAGCTAAATGCTTTAATCATTTCTCCTTTGTCATTCTTGACTTGGAGTTTCATTATAAGTAAATCTACAAGAACATTTAAGTCTTGAAAGTTATTTGATTTTTTAAAAATAATATTTTTTTCTTCAAGTGTTAAAGGTTCTGAATAAAAAACAGATGGATTACCATGTTCATCTTTCCACTCCTCAACCTCAATAGTGATAGTTTTAAGAGTTTCAAAATGTGTTTTAACTCTATCAATAACTGACATAAATTAGGATTATACTGTTGCTCTTGTCAATGCTCCTGTACCTTGAAAAGTAACTGATCTTGAAATGATTGCATCCATAGAGTTATTAACTGACATTCCTGTAATAATACCTGTTCCTGTAAATTTTTCATCTCCAGAAGAATTACCCTCTGGTAATAAAACAAAAGATATAGAACTTCCTACTGTTAAAGTTTGTTGTGGAGAATCAGTTTCATCATAATTCATTTCTAAAGTTCCTGAAAATGATGTTCTTCCAGCAACAAAAGATTTAGTTGCATCTGTTAAAGCTGTATCTTCTACAACATCAGCAGTAGTTTCCAAAGTGAAACCTGTTAGTTCCCCAACACCAGTTCCACCAGCAGTTACGACTCCTTCTTTTCCGTGATGTGTTGCCATTTTTTATTTTCCTTTTTACTTGTTTGTTTTTCTTGTTTTTCTTGTTTCCAACCTAAATCTAAAAAATTATCAAGTTGAGTTTCATTGATAGTAATTTCATTCCCATCCTTATATAATTTAATGTCTTTAGCCATATTTTTACCTTTTATTACTTTTCTTCTTCTTCGTCAATATCATCTTCATCTAATTCTTCATCTTCTATTTCAGTTTCGTCAAAATCTTCTTCTTCTGAATCCAATGATTTTTCTTCTCTTAATTCTTCCAATAAGTCTTTCACTTCTTCACAAAGCATAGACTCTTTATCGTGTAAATGTTCAATTTTATCTATTTTTTTTTGTATTTTATCTATAAGTTTATCTGCCATTTATTTCTCCTATGGAGTTCCTGATTGATATTCATACATACATCTTACAACCATTCTAATTCCACCAACAGGGAACAATGTACCCTCGTCAGTTTCCACTTGTATAACTTCTGTATCAAGTGCATTGGAATCTCTAGTAATATCACTTTCTAAAGCAGTTTCAATAGCTGTAATTAAAGCATTTCTCAATGTATCTATATTGGTATCAGAACCTTTTACAAATCCCAATATTACAAAATCAATAGTTCCATGCCTTGTTTTAGCACCACTTCCTAATTCAGAATCATCTCTATTTTCTTCTGAAGTTTGTACTATTACTGCTGGGTATTGTTGTTGTGATAATTCTTCTAATTCAAAAGGTTGTCTAGTACATAGTTTCACATCAGGAGAACTGATGGCATCTATTACTGTTTTTATATTAGCTGCTATGTTTTCTCTTACACTCATATTCTTGCTCGTCTTAATTCTTTTGCTACAAATCTATTAAAGCTTTTATTTATAATCTTTTCTGTACGATTATCAAAGCCAAAAAATTTTCTTTTTGGTTCATTTAATACTTGATTAAATAATGCTCTTTTACGCATTTGTGCATTACTAAAAGCAACACTTATTTTGCCTTTACCTGTTTTTTTAATACTTGAAGATGGAGTAAGACTTCCAAGCATACGACCAGAATAAAATAAATCTACTGAAGTTTTTTTTCCCTCTCTTTGTAATCTTTTAATATATCCCTCTGAATAAGGTGCAAAAGGTAATCTTCTAAAATCAATTCCTTTTTCAGTTAAAGTTCTAATAATATCTAATAATTGAAATCCAGCTTGTTTTAATCCTTTGTCAAAAATTCTGGGTAAGAAGCTTTGGTATCTTTTAATGTTTTTTGATACTTGTTTTTGATTTGTTTTAATAGAAAGATTAATTGACATTACCTATTTAATCTTCGTAAGCCGTGTAAAGATTCTCTTTCACTTGTAGAGATTGTTCCACCAGCATCGCTATCATATTCAACACCATCTTCTAAAATTGCTCTCCATTCTTTGTTATATTCTGAAGTATAGTGTTCACTCATTCTTTCAAATCTATCTTTTTCTGTCTCAGGTCTAAACTTAGTTAATGATGGTAAAAAATATCTTGATAAAAATAAATATACACCAGCTCTTGTGAACTGATCTAAATTAACTTTTGTATTAACCATTTCAGCAGTATTTAAAACAGTTATATCTGTATATACATTTGTTTTATATACAGGCCACCACTCAATCCTTAACTGTCTAAAAATATCGTTTGTTGTTTGAGTAATGTAGTATGAAACTTTAGAATCGTTTGACGCAATACCAAAACTAAAAACATCTGGTTGATATGTTTCTATTTCTACAACATCACAAACATTAGCACCTGTAAAGTTTGTCATATTAACCTACCAAACTAATAATAATTACAATAGCAATAATAACACCAGCAGTTACTTTAGGATTATCTTTTGCCATGTTCCAATATTTTTTTAATTCTTTCATTTCTTTTTCCTTGTCTTTTTTTTTGGTTTTAATTGTACTACTTTATCTACAATATCACTTATTTTAGATTTTTTAATTTCTTTTTTTACTGCATCAACAGGAGTATAACCTCTCATTTTAAAGTGATTTTTATTAGCTTCGTATTGCTCTTTTGATCTTGTTATTGTCTTTTTGCCATTTGTTAATTTTATATCCATAAATTCTCCTTTATTAAAAGTGAGGGCAGTTTCCCACCCTCACAAAGTATCCAATTATTATTGGATTGATGAATCAGAATGTAATTCAACACCATAAGAGTCGTTTAATTCTCCAACTCCATATACTGCTGTTGCTACAATCTCATCTGCTCTAAGAGAAGCATCTCTTTGAGTTTCGATTTTCAGGTCTTGCATCATAGCCAAACCTAATGCGTCTCTATGGAATACACCTTGTTTGTAATCTCCAGTAGTACCATCGTTATCTATGTTAGTTGTTTCAAAGATAGGCACTCCACCTAATCTTCCAACAAAACCATTTCTTAATGCTTCATTTGCTAAATCATTACCATTTGCATTTGCAAAAGTATTAGTCAAATTAGCTTTTAAGTCATAAGCTACCATAGGATGTAAAACTGCTGATACACCATCCATTGAAACTCCAGCATTTCTTACATTTGCAATTGATTGAAATACTAATGCAGCAGTTAAAGCTGTTGAGCCAGAACCTACTGCTGTACTAAAACCATCAAATAATGCTGTTAAGTCTTTGTCTATTTTTTGTGCAATCGCATCTCCAAATAATTTACCAATATCTGCTGCAACATTTCTTGGTGCAGAGTTTCTTGCTAAATCTGTAAGAGTAGTCATTATTCCATTTTCTGATGCTGTAATAGTTACAGAAGTTGGATTGATTGCTGTGTTAGATAAATCAGATGCTTCCGATACTGCTGCTGCACTTACTGCTGCATAGATTGGAACTTCAACTGACTTTCCACCACCTGATATTGCATAATTCTTTACAAGAGGTCTCATAATTGATTTCTCACTTGCTACGAATAATGCTTCTGCTACAATCTCAGTATATAATTCCGAGAGTGTAGAACTTGTGCTTTCGTTTGCCATTGTTTTTGTCCTTTATTATTTATTTGTTAAATTAATTTGAGTAGGTTTTGAATCTCGTTCTTTTCGATACTCTGAATATTTAGCACGATCTTCTGGCTTACTCATATCTAAATCCTGAATATTGAAAGGTTTTACAGTTTTACCCTCGATGCTGCTCTGGCTTCCTGAACCAGCTAAAGACCCTTGTCGGAAATGTGGGTTAGCATCTAAAAATTCCTTAACTCTTTCTTCAATCGTTAATAATTCTCCTTTAGAGTTATAACGAATATTTGAATTATTATCAAGTATTTCAACTCTCCCATCATCATTTAATTTAATATCATCTTTTAATAAAGATACTACTTGGGATGGCGATATAGCTTTATGCTTGGATGCAACAGATAATACTGAATTATCAATTCTTTCTTTCTTAATTTCAGTTTTATATTTAAGAATTTCAGTATCTTTTTCAGATATTCTCTGTTTCATAAGCTTTTCAAGTTCAGCTTTTGATTTTGCTTCTTGAACTTGTTTTTCTTTTGCTATTTCTTCTTCTTGCCTTTTAACTTCATCTATCTGTCTTTGATGTTTTGTTTTTTCAGCTTCTAGTCTTGATTTAATAATGTTGTCTAGTTGCTCTTGTGTAAAAGTTTGTTGCTTTGGTGTTTCTACTTTTACTTCTTCTTTTGGTGCTTCTGTTTGTTGCGTTTGAGGTGCAACTACCTTTTGTTCTTCGGACATATTTTTCTCCTTTTTTATATTATTAGTTCGCCTTTACTGTCATACCAATCAGGATTGACATAAGACCATTGATGACGACAATTATAA